AATACCCTGAGCGGCGACAAGATACTGGACGGGTCGCTGAATGTGCGCAAGCTGGCCGCTGAAACCTTCTCGGCCAATGAAGCGTTTCTGGTTCAGCTGGTGGCGGGCCTAGCAAAATTCGGCACGCTGACCGCCAATGAGGCGATTATGCAGGAAGTGCAAGCGGCGCTGATCAAGGCCAATGACGCGCTGCGGATTGTGATCGAGCAGGGGCCGGACGCCCTGGAAGGCCTGAATAAGTACTTCGACTTTTCGGACGGCTTGCGCATCAGCGCGGACGGGTCGAACTTTTCTTCAAAGTGGACGGAGCAGATGCTGGGGTTCTACCAGTCCGCAAAGCTGGTGGCCTACATCAGCAACAATATGTTCCACGCAGACCGTATGAAAGCCAATATTCGACTGGAAGTAGGGGACTGGTCGGTCTCGACTGATAAGCCAGGTCATTTCACCATCAGGAGGGGATAAACAATGCCGTCGATGACCATTACCATCACAGACGTGCCAACATTTGCCGCAGTACCAATTGGGTACTCGTTCACCGGAAAAATTAGCCTCCCTGAGGTCATAAATGGGCCGATACAAATTAACAGCGGTCAGCTCCATTATCATTATGGCCGAGTATATATGTCAGGACCTTACTTAAAAGCCGTGTGCGGGGATACGACTTTCCGTACAGATGTAATTAGTGCAGCGGTTGACAAAACCGCACGGCTGCGCAATCCTCAGGCAATCGGCTGGGTCGCAGGTACAGACCATATCCTACGCCAAAATGGACGCACCATTACATTTACCGTTGACCGAGCAGTATCCACATCCAATAATGTGCTGGACAGACCCTACAGCGCGGATATGACCCTGGATATCAACTATACGCTGCTGTACGAAAAGAGCCCGTTTACGCTGTCTGCAAGCGCACTAGATTTAGGGCAGGCGCTGACTGTGAATGTTGGGTCAAATGCGGTCAATGGAGCGTTTACCCACAAAGCAACGCTGACGCTTGGGGGGCTGACCATAACAGGCAGCCGAACCGGGCCGGGAGCCATTACCCTGGCAGTACCTCGCACATATGACTGGCTGGCAGCCATACCCGACGCAACGCAGAAAACGGCAACCGTGACCCTGACCACAACCGGCAATGGCCAAACCGGGACAGAGAGCAAGTCGGTCGTGCTTAATGTACCAGCAGACATTGTGCCGGCCGTAGGCTCCGTTTCCGTGGCTCGCATAGATGGACGAGTACCGGAGTCGTGGGGGCTGTTCTTGAAAGGTGAAAGCGCGGCGCGGATTAGCATAGACGACGCATCCCCCGGTGCGGGGAGCACGATACAAAGCTATCGAATATCTGGCGCGGGTTTTGCAGCAGATGCACAGACCCTGATAACAGGTAAGATCCAGGCAGCAGGCCAGGTGACCTTTACCGCAACCGTGACCGACAAACGAGGTCGGACTGGGTCAAAGCAAGTGGCCATCGAAGTGCAGGACTACCACCTTCCCCGTCTGACCGGTTTGACCATCGAGAGATGCGACGAGTACGGCGTGGCCGTTGACGATGGCTTGTATATGACGGGTAGCGCAGGATTCGCCATCACAGAGATAGCGGACAACGCTCCGATCTTTAAATTGTACACCAACGGGGTGCTCATCACGCCAACCGTGCAGAGCGTGGAGGAGGTATACCACTTCCAGGCGGCGGGGCCTTTTGACACGGTCAAGAGCTATGACATCACCTTGGAGGTCTATGACGCGGTAACCATCGCCAGCGCTGCGCCAGGGAGCTTGACGGAGAAGCTTCCGTCGGCTACCACATGGCTGGATGGCCTGTGGGACGAAGATCAGCAGGATTACGGCGCGGCCTTTGGCGGGTATGCCCAGCAAGCCAAGCGCCTGTCCATCCCGGAGGACTGGGCTTTTTACCGTGGGGAGGAAGGACAGTCCATCCATATTGGCGCAGACGATCCTAAGGAGGGCGATAGTGTATGGATAGACACTGGTGCAACGGGAGCCCCTGGCGGTGGGGGTGGCGGGGGTAGCGGGGTTAGCGGAAGCGTATCCTACGGAATCGGCGATGTGTTTATAAGCGCCAACGCTACCAGCCCAGCCGCACGATTCGGCGGCACATGGGAACAGATAAAGGACAAATTTCTGTTAGCAGCTGGCGATACCTACACCGCAGGAAGCACGGGCGGCGAAGCAACACACAAGCTCACTAAAGGTGAAATGCCACACCACACCCACCCGCTGCCCGTTACAACCGGTTCTGGCCTTCTTACTATTCCAGAATGGGCTATACGGTTGACGGACGGCTCGTGGATATCGCAAGGCACGGTACTTAATAATGTGAATGCGGGAGTATCCGCAGGAACAGGCGAGTCTCTGGCACACAACAATATGCCTCCGTATGAAGTATTCTACGCATGGAAGAGGGTGGCATAAATGGCAGCTCTTAAATACCGGGTAAACGGCGAATGGCACACGCTCCCAACTGGCGTGTCGTATGAAGTTGGTGACATATTTATAAGCACAAACGCTACCAGCCCAGCCGCACGGTTCGGCGGGACATGGACGCAGCTGACGGATCGTTTTCTGGTGGGTGCAGGCAGTAGCTATGACGTGGGGGCCACAGGCGGTGCATCTACGCACACGCTAACGGCAAAAGAGATGGCAAGGCATCTGCACGAAGGGGTATATGTAGACGGAAACTCGTCTTATGAGGTCTATTACAACGGTGGTGGTACGGGTACGATCACTTCAAACGCTGGCTATGTCAACGTTACAAGGGAAGTGGCTGGCACACATCACTTTAAAACAGGCTTTAGCGGGGAGGGACAGCCTCATAATAATATGCCCCCATACCTGGCGGTGTATATGTGGCAAAGAACGGCATAAGGAGGGAAAAGGATGAACTATGAAGTTTATGACCAAAATGGCAATTTGCTGGAAGAATATGACCTGACTTTGGGTAGGCTGGAAGCGTCCACACGCATTGAGCATCACCCGGCCATTGAGGGCGTTGAAGAAGTCTGGCATTGGGAAGTTGTTCGGGAATACCCCAACGGCGGCAAGGATGTGGAAAAGGTGATAGACGTTCCCGGCGTTGCAGCACAAGAAGCCTGGGAGGAGGAAATCCCCATTTACATCTATATCCCCTACACACAGGCAGAGCTGGACGCTATCGAGGCCGAGAAGAACAAGCCGAGCCTGGAAGAGGAAGTGGCATCTTTAAAAGCGCAGCTGGCGGCCTATGAGGCGGCCTATCGAGAGGGGGTTAATGAGGCGTGAGCTTGACGGACGTGTTTCGCAGCCTGGGCCGGGCGGACGCCCAGGCATTGCGCAAAGAGGCGGGGAACCTAACCGGTACTCAGATTATTGATCGGGAAGTGAGCATCCCCGCCTTTGATCCTCAAAAAGATTACACGGGCTGGCCTGTGGGTGCGCCGGTAACGGATGAGGGGCAGGTGTGGGCGCTGATCCAGCCTTATAATGCGGCCCATTACCAGGGCAGACCCAGCACCCTGCGGGCGATATGGGGGCTATTGCACACCACCAACCCCCAAAGGGCAAAGGCGTGGGTGCCTCCGTTAGCCCAAAGCGGATTGTATCTGAAGGATGAGTGCTATAAGGATGAGGCTGGCCGGGTGTGGCGCTGCCTGGCAGAAAAGACGAATTACCGGGCGGTGGAATACCCGGCCCATTGGGAGGAGGTTGTGCTGGATGGTTGATGTTAAAACATTCGTGGAGAATGTGCGGAAAATAGCCTCTGAGCGCCCGACATATCGCCTGGGTGGAGACGGTTCAGACGGAACCTGTGACTGCATCGGCCTGATCATAGGCGCTCTTGAAAGAGCTGGCGAGAAGTGGGACGGCACGCATGGCACCAATTTTGCGGTGCGAAACCGAATGGCGGACGTTATCAAACAGGTGGAGGCTGCCTCGCTGGAGCTGGGCTGGGCAGTGTACAAAGCCAAATCGCCCGGGGAGGCGGGATATGATCTACCTAGTAGATACGATAACCACCCCGACCGGATGGACTACTACCATGTGGGAGTGGTGACCGGCATAGAACCCCTGGAGATTACACACTGCACCCAAAGCGGCAGCGTGGACGGCATAAAAAAAGACAATAAGCAGGGACAATGGCTGTATGCAGGGCCGTTGAGCCTGGTGGATTATGGAGAGGAGGCGGTGAGCATGGCGACGGCAACCGTGAGGGCAAGCAGCGGCAGCACTGTGAAAATGAGGGCGAAGCCAAGCACGCAAACGGGACTTTATTGGGAGGTGCCTGTGGGCGCCAGTGTAGCGCTGCTGGCCCAGAGCGGCGAGTGGAACCAAATTTACTACAACGGAAGGACAGGCTATATGCAGAGCCGTTTCCTGGATGCGGGCGAAAAGGAGGTGAGCGAAAGTGAAACGGGACTGGTAATAACGTTAAGCCGCAGCGCTGCCAATGAACTGATGGATGCGCTCAAAGCGGCGGGGATCCAGTAAAGCAAAAGAAAGTGAGGTAAACCGGATGTGGGATAAGGTTGTAAAAACAATGGCGGCTATCGCAGGTGCGGTGGCCGGGCTGTTTGGAGGTTTTGATACCATGCTGCTGGTGCTGGTGGCCTTTATGGCCGTGGATTATGTGACGGGTCTTGTGGTGGCCTGGATGGGAAAAAGCCACAAGAGCGACAGTGGGCACCTGGACAGCAAGGTGGGGTTCATCGGCATAGCCAGAAAGGGGCTGATGATCCTGGTGGTATTGGCTGGTGCGCTGCTGGACCGGGCCATGGGCACGGAAACATCGGTATTCAGAAATATGGTGATATGGTTTTACATTGCCAATGAGGGTTTAAGCCTGCTGGAAAACCTGGCATTGGCTGGGGTGCCCTTCCCGGCCAGGTTAACGAAAGCCCTTGAACAGCTTAAAGAGAAGAACGACGAACCGCCCGACGAGGTAGACTGAGGCAAAGGGGGGATGCTATGCACACCATCCCTGAGATCAACGGTATTATTAACGACAATGTGCGCTCTGAGCGGGATCGGGGGATCCTTCGCCGGGTAATGGTGGACGGGATCGCCTATGAGCAGACGGCGGAGGAGTTCCGGATCTGCCGGAATACCGTTTACAACGTGATGCGCAAACACAAAAACCTATTCGATTAAGAGGGCCGCCCTTGTGGGCGGTTCTTTTTGTGCTGCATTTGTGATTCTCTTGGGATGATAATGGGATGGTTTTGGCTCGTTAACCTGCATCTTTTTTGAGAAAATGCAGGTAAGGATAGCGGCCGCGTCCTGAATAATTCCGTAAGGAGGGGATTCTATGAATTATGCATCACGAGGTTTGGGTGCTACGGCTGCCGCGCTGGGCGGCTCTGCGCTGGGTGTGGCGCTGCTGGGTGGTAATGGCATCCTGGGTAATCTTTTTGGGGGCAATAGCTGTTGCTCTGAAAACACTCCTGTGAGCCGGTACGAACTGGGCCAGCAAAACGAGATTTCCAAGCTCCGGTCTGAAAACGATTTGCTGAAGGCCATCAAGTACACCGATGAAAAGGACGCTGAAGTGTACGCTGCGCTGAATAACGAAGTCAAGGACATTCGAAAGGAGCTTCGGGATATCGCTGTGTACCAGGCCACCAACACCGCGACCGTGGGCTGCCTGGCCAACCAGGTGAACGGGCTGCAGCAGGTGCTTGGCAGCATTACTAAGACCGTGGTGCCCAATGGCGCCATTTGCCCGGGCTGGGGTGACGTGACCGTAACCATCACGCCCACCACGACCACTACAACGGCTGCTGCTAACGGCTAAAGAAGGAGGTGCACATGGTGGAGATCGCAAGGATTAAGGATGGCGTGATGGCATATGCCACAAGGTACATGATGCCTAAAATGGACAGCAAGGGACAGTTCATACTGGGGCTTGCTCTTGGGGCGGTGTCGGGGCGTGTTGAATCGATCATCGGCAATCTTGCCGAGAATGAGACGGTCAAAGCTCTGGGCATTATCCGGGAGGGCCAGGTGGATTGGGATACTCTGTACAGCGCCGCAATGGCGCAGATGCAGCGGCAAAAGACGCTTGTGTGGGATGTGCCTATGCTGGGCCGCCTGACCTTTGATGAGCAGGATCTGCGCGATCTCCATATGTGTATCAAAGGAGGGATCAACTGATGGAGATGATGGAACTCTTGATGGATGTCCGCAAAGAATTGCGAGGGGCAGAATACTACGCCAAGGAGGCAAAGAAACACCGTGGCGAGTATCCCGAGCTGGCATCCGCATATCATCGGATAGCCCAGGAGAAGCTGACGCAGGCCCAGGAGCTGGGCAAACACGCAGAGCGGATGGCCCAAAAGATGGGCATGGTGCCTGTGTGGGATATCGAAAGCCAGATGATGGACATGGATATCGAAGACGTCATGCGATGCCTGAACCATCACAAATAAAAAGAGCCCCGCCTTTGGGCGGGGTTTTGTGTAGATATCATTTTGCATAAAACACTTATAACGCGAAATGATATCTACACAGGATATAAATTATTTCAGCTTGGGAAAGATCTTCAGGCTGAAGGAATTGGGGGAGGAGTAGACGTGGCCGCGGATGATGTTGCCCTGGGTGGACTTGGTATAGACGATCTTAGAGATGCAGTTTTTGAGCAGGTTGTTTTGCTCGGCGGGGGAGGAGGAGGCGTAGACGTCAAGCAGACGGATGATGGCCGGGGCCAGCTCTGCTTTTGTGCAGTAGGCGGGGAGGGAGGAAAGGCGCTGCTGCTCGGTGGCCAGGGAGGCGTTGACTTCCTGGAGGCGCAGGTGGAGTTTGACGTAGCGTTCGTTATACTGTTCGATGGTGTAGACGCCCTGCTCAACCAGGTCATGGAGGCGGTCGATTTGCTTTAAGAGCTTGTCACGCTCGGATTCCATACCGGAGATGGCAGAGAGGATGAAGGACCGGTCATCGTTGGCGGGATCGGAAGCGGGGGCGGAGGATTCGCCCACGTCATCGAGCCAGGAGCGCAGGGTGTTGAGAACCGTTTCTTCAACGGGGGCGCGATAGGTTTGCACCGTTGGGCAGCCCCGGGTGAGGCATTTAATGTGTGCGGGCTGGCGGCCGCAGGCGGGCAGGTGGGACATGACGTGGCCGCACTCTGAGCAGACCACAAGCCCGGCCAGGGGATTGGCCAACTGCGCGTCCTTGCGGACGGGGATATGCCGATCGAGAGACACGCCGCGCAGCTTTGACTGGACACGATAGAAGGTATCCTCATCGATGATGGCGGGGTGGAGGCCGTCGGTCAATTCATAATCAGTATGATGCACGGTGCGTTTTTGCAGGCCGGTGGGTGTGATGACCCGCTCGGTTTTATTTTTGCCCCACTGGATCTTGCCGATATAGGCGGGATTGGTGAGCATCCGATGGACGCGGCAGCCATCCCAGTTGGAGCCGTAAAGGCCCAGGGGGATATGCAGATCGGACAGGCGGTTGCCAATGGCGGTGATGCCGGCGGGCTGGCCGTTGATACCGTGAAGATACCAATCATACACCTGACGAACCACGGCGGCTTCCTCCGGGAAGATCTCCAGGGTAAACCCTTTTTCACGGGGGAGCTTAACGCGCCGGTAGCCATAGGGAGCCTTGGACACGATCCATTTGCCCTCCTGACGGGATTGAGCGCGGCCGCCCTGCATGCGCCGGTGATGGGTTTTGAACTCCTGGCGGCTCATGAAGAGGGAGAATTCAAAAAAGGTTTCATCGGTCTGATCATCGGCGGGGTTGTAGGTTTTGGTGGGCGTGATGATTTTGGCCCCGGAGGCTTTAAAAGCGTGGGCGATGTAGCCCTGATCCATGGCGTCGCCCCGGGAGAGGCGTTCCACTTCCATGACGTAGACGCCAAGCCAGCGACCGGCGGCAAGGTCGGCCAAAAGCTGCCGGGCCTGGGGGCGCTCAGAAAGGGTCTCGCCGGAAACGATTTCCTCATAGATGTGGCCGATGGGGTGCCGGTTGTGGGCGGCCAGGGCGGTGAGGATGGAGCGGTGGCGGGAGAGGGTTTCGCCCTCGCCCCGCTGCTCGGCTTCATAGTCTGCACGGGATTTGCGCAGATAGATGCAGTACATGGGATCACTCCTTATAGCATCCAGGGTGGAGGAATAAACCAGCCCAGCAGGAGGGCAACGATCACAACAGCAATGCAGCCCCAGGAAAGCAAGCGATAGCGGCGGTGGATATCGCGGCAGTGTTGGTCGTGGGCTTCGTCAAGCGTGGAGGCGGAGGCTTCGGCTTCCAGAACACGGGTGGTGAGCTTAACGATTTCGGCGTCTTTTTGCTCTACAAGGCGTTTGAGATACAAAGTGCCTTTGTTGTACTTGTCCTCAAGGGCTTCAAGGGCAGTTTTAAAGCCGGCTTGCTCGGCAATTCGCATTTCCTTTGCGTGAGCGAGCCGATCAGCAAACTCTTTGCGCATGGCTTCCTTTTCGGCGGCAAAGTCAGCAAGAAGCTCCTTGGCGCCTTTATAGTCGATCTGTTCAGAATCGGCAAATTCCTGCTTGCCGATTTGGGAATAGAAGATGCGGGGATCCTCCTGCAAACCTTTTTCGATGATCAGTTCAAGATCTGTTACGGTAGGTTCCACCTGGCCGGTGAAGATCCGTTGCAGGGTGGAGACGGACTTGGCACAGTCGATGCGAAGGCGCAGCTCCTCATAAGAGATCTTTTTACGGTCTCGAGTGGAAGATAGGTAATCCAGGAGAATTTTTTTCACAACGCCACCTCATTTGTTTAATTTCCCATATGTTATGGCCTGATATTGCGCCGGGCGGGACGTTTTGCAGATTTTACGATGGATTTCCCACCCGGAATGGATTAGGATTAAGGTGCAGAACGGTACAACTTCACAAAAGGAGGAATGAAAATGAAGTACAAACGGAAGATGACGCTGTACCAGGAGGGACGCAAAATTTTTTACAGGCCGGGGAGCAAGGCCCCCAAACGTTTCTAAGAGTTTATCACGTCAACCCAAAGGGCACAAGAGAACGAATGTTCGATAAGGAGGAACCGCTGATGAAGGACGGCAGCATGGAAGTAAGGAAGCGGATCAGGGAGCTGGCTAACCGGGTGGAGGATGAAATGGTATTACGGCGAGTATGGAAGATCCTCGAAAGAGCCTATAACAGCCAGTGAAAGTGTTCTATGGTATAGAACGCAAAAAGGAGCCCCGGCAGCGTGATGCTGCCGGGGAAAATAGTAGGGGGGCGAAAACTTGGGTGGGGATATTGTAAGGTGAGGTAAAGGAGGTGGCTGATATGAACGAAAAAATAAGCTTCGAGGAGGAACGCATTACAGCTGTATTGGATTGGGGAACCATTAAAGCGGAGCTTGTATATTGGCTGCAAGCTCTTGAAAAATTTGAGCTTGAAAGATACATGAACGACAACGGAGCTCAGGAGGCATTGTGCGAGAGTATCATGCTGCTACGCAAAGCATTGGGGCTGGAGGAAGTAGCGCCGGGGTATGGTGAGAATGTACTTCAGGCCAGAGAATGGGTCTTTGAAAGGATCCTCAAAGAGGCATCCAATAATCATGCTTTGAGCACAGCACGAAAGATAAATGCGGAATTAAAAGGCTGGGAATGGACATGCAATGGGATTTTGAGCCGTGAGCTAAAGTCAAATCTTCTAAAGAAAACTTGGACTCATCATAGATAATCGTGACAGTGTTGCTCATGGGGATCAATGTGTCAGGGCGGGACTGCATTCGCTGAAAAAGAGAAGCAGCAGAGATGAACCTATTCATCCCCTTTTTAGCAGTAAACAAGGGATCATTTGTGTAAATGCCATGATCATCGATGCCGGTCAGAACAATGGAGTGAGCATCTTTGAGATCTTCAGTCCAAAGATTGATAATTACATCGATGTTGTTTTCAAGGCAAAGAGAGAAAAACGGTAGAGGATCCTTAATACTGGCTGAGAATGAGGAAAACCCTCTGGACTGAGCATCCAGAGATAGATTTTTTAGTGCACACACTTTTTGAGAATAGTCGGAGAGATAGAATTGGAAAACATTGCTGATAATCTCATCGACCGGAACAGAAAGATTTCGGTGCTCGTAAACCATTTGCAGGCAGTGAGCGCTGCATGTGCGTTTGTTTGGATCCTGCTGGCTATGGGGATAGAAAAGCTTCATAAAAACTCCTTTCTGTGGGGGATTACATGACATTACGATCAAAAGAGGTTAAAAATGAGCGTAAGGATAGCAAGTAAAATAGAAATGGCCATCGCAAAGAAACTGGATGTATATATGTCGGAGATAAGGGCGTACGCAGAAATGAACGTATGGCCGCCATATACGTTCGACGTACCAACTTTGGAACAGACGTGCTGGACCTGGCGGCACACGAGGATAAGAAACTGCTTATCTGGTGACGATGCAAAACCGCTGGCATGGGATCCGTGGGAACAGCGATTACAGGAAATAAACGCGCGGGCCGGATATGGTGATCAGAGCGTCCTTGCCTTTCGTGAGCGACTCAAGCAAAACAGGAAGATCCCCCGCAGACAAAGTCTGTTTATAAGCGGTATTAAACGAAGAAACAAGGTCTTCGCCTAAAATGTAATCTCCATTGCTATCGGTATGCAAGGGAATCCCTTTAATCGTGTCGATTGAGGGATCCTTGTAAGTTTTTAAATAAGCGCATTGAAGCTGAAGGGCATACTGGATAAGTTGAGAGTTCATCATCGAATTCATTCCTTTCCTGGTAGATAGGTGGATGAGAAACAAATGGGCTGAAGTGTTGCGAAAAGGGAGAACTTCTTATACCATGTAATTAGCGCAAAAGAAGCGGGTTTGTCGGCAAGCCAGACAGGAGAAAAAATGAAAAACAAAGAGAAGGTTGTGAAAATTTGAGAGTTACGGATGGGCTGCATGGTTCTTTTTTAAAGGATGGCACTCAAGTATCTCAAGAGCGACATTCTGATAAATGGGATCGGCGGCGCGAGAAGCTTTGAGTAAGCGAAACTCAAACTCTGAGAGGGCGCTGATTCGGGGGGAATCCAATCCCAGAAGCCAGGTCTCCGTAACATTTAGTGCCATTGCAAGAATTGTGAGTTTGAATTGGCCGGGAATGACCTTCCCATTGACGTATTGACTGAGATCGCTTTTCGAGATACTGACACCGTATTCTTTAGAAAATGGTTTGCACATATCCAGAATGTCAGTTTGTCGAAGATTGCGTAAAGCCATGATTTCTTTTAGACGTTGAGATGTGGTTGAGATACTAGCCATATAACATCCCCCTTTCGAATGAGAGTATAGTTGCGAAAAAAGAGAACTTCTTATACCATGTAATTAGCGCAAAAGAAGCAGGTTTGTCGGCAAGCCAGACAGGAGAAAAAATGAAGAAGGAATACATGAGCTTTCCGAATGAAAGGCACATAAAGGGAATCTATGTGAGAAAACACGGAATCCTTTATATTAATCTGGCTGCGTATAGTTGGGCGACTGTTTACATATTATCGACGCAATGAAGAAAGAGGCCGAGTGGTAACTAGCAAAAGAAGGAACAAGGCAGGACACTTCTTTCAGGGATGATGATCGGGGGATTTGTCAGAGTTGGTAACAGGCGGATCCGAAGCAGACGGGGTGAGAGAAAACTTTATGATATTATCCGGGAGGGGGATATAGCCATGTTTTTTGTAATAATAGGAGAGGTCATTATATCTGTCAAACCAAGTGCGGTCTGGCAACACATCGGGATGGCAGTAGAAGCAGCGGCGCTGGGGAAGGGACGTATCGAACACGTGCACGGGTTTAACCGCATACTGGCAATCGGCTGAATGATATTTTTCGCTGTTGGCGCTGTAAACGTAGCGGGTATATTTAGGGCCCCAGCCCTCGCGGTTCTTTTCTTTTGGCCATCCATCGGCCCCGATCTCGGTATCATCAGGCATACCGCTAAGATCTCTCAGAGAATGGGATTCATAGTAGGCGCGACGGTCACATCGTTTTTTCAAATTAGCAACCTGCGCTTCAAGCTTGCGGACGGAATCGGTAGCCTTTTTGAGTTCGTGATTCTTTTTTCCGAGCTGAGATTCCAGATTGCTACAGCGGGAAGCCGTTGAGCTTAATAATGCATTGGCGTGGTCAAGCTCTTGTTTTAAAGACGCTTCCTTTGAGGAGGGATGATGAGTGCTTGGCAGCCTGGAGACCAAAGAATCAGAGTAATCTTTTTCCTGGTAGAGTTTTGACCTGGTTGCATCAAGATCTTTTTGAAGAGAGCGCACTTTCAGATGATAAAAGAAAAGTGCGATAAGGGCACCAATAAAAACAAACAGCAACATATCGGGTGCTTCCGATGTGGAAGAAAGAGCCCGGGAAGCGGCGGGGGCAGAAGCGGAGGAATGGGTGGAGGAACTGGAACGGCTGGAACCGGAATAACTGGAAGTGCCGGAATGACTTGTTATGGAATAGCTGGAAGAGCCGGTATGACTTGTTGAGGAATAGCCGGTAGAAGGTTTGTAGGTAGGCCGTGAAGTTGGTCGGGGAGTTGCGGCGAACAAGGCAGAGAACGCGGAAAAAGAAGAGGGGATTTTTGATTTGGTATTATCCTTGTTATCGTATGGGCAAACGCCGCCAGGGTGCTGATGGGCGCTGTAGCCGTGGTGATAGTGATATTCACCGGTGCTGCGGTTGTAATGCCCTCCATTGCTGTCTGTGCCGCCAGGATGCGCAAGGGCGGTGGAGGAAAAACAAAGAAAAAGCAGCGCTATGATGAGGGATTTGCGGCGCAAGGGAATTCCCCCCAATATAAGGAAAAATGTATAAAAATATCATACAGCAAGCAGGAAAATAGAACAAGAGAACGAATGTTTGCATTTAGGAAAACAAAAGGCGGGGAGCATATGAAGGCAAAGTATAGGCAGTGGATTAAGGAACTGGTTGATCGCGTTAATGATGAATCGGTGCTCAGGCGGGTATGGAAAATACTTGAGCGGACAATCGTGGGAAAATGAAAAATCCGGGTGCATCAGGCACTCGGATTTTTTTGTTTGTCTAATTCGGCTTGAATGGCGGCGAACATTTCCCGCATGGCATCCCATCCGCCGGGGGTTTTAGCAATGCCGCGGATGACGGCCTTAACGAATTCATTATCACCGGCCAGGACGGCGTCGATGATCTCATCGTCTTCATCAGGTGGCAAGCGCATAGGGCCTTCGCCGGTTTCAAGCCAAGGACGGCGCACATTGAATTCCTTGCAAATGGCACGGATGGTTTGTTCGCTCGGATTATTAACACCAGATTCTAAATGGGTGACGCTGGGGCCGGATATGCCGATTCGAGAACCAAAGGCGCGTTGGCTTAAAGCTGCATCGGTGCGGACTTGTTTAATACGATCTTTCAAAGTAATACCTCCTTTCGAAGGGCAGTATATCATGAAATGCTAATTAAAGCAACAAAATTTTTAATTTAGTATTGACAACGATAATTAAATAAGCTATTATTGCTAATGTAAATAGCGATTAGAGATAATCTAAATATCAGGAGGTGGAAAATACATGACCAGCAGCGACAAGATGGAAGTGATGCAGATGTTTGGCAGTTTTACGCCGGAAATGCGGATGGCGTTTGCGGCAGGCCGGGTCTGCGGGGAACTGGAGCGCAAGGCGAAGGGAGGCAGCGCCCATGATGGGTTGGGTACGCAGGAAGAAGGAAGCGCGGAGGAGGATAGTGATGATGGAAAGCACGGTTAAAAAGGTACGAACCACGATCACGGTAGATGAAGAGACCTACAACAAGATTTTGAGGCTTCGGGGGACTGACGACCGGTATCTGCGCATGAGCGTGAGCGGCATTGTTGAGGACATGATTAAGCGGCAGCTGTGCGGCGGGGCTGACCAGCGCCCGGCATGATGGAGGGGAATGAAGGTGAAGAAATGGCGGCCAGTAGGATTCTTTCAGGATTTGCTGGGGCCTACAATTCAATATACCGGGCCTGGATGTGAAATGGACGAGATTGACCATTCAGAGAAAGAAAGCCTGACAGCGGAAGAAATTGAGGATCGGGAACAATACGCGGACAAATATCAGATTGATCATGTGTTTGGGATACCTGTTTGTGCTCTGAGTGCCATTGCTGAAGGACCTGTGAGCAGTGATGAAGATCGGATGTTAATTGATTTGATGAATGGGTGCGGAAGAGGAAGGAGATTCGCGTTGTGCCCCACGGCGCGAGGACTTGTGGAGGAAATGTGGAAGCGTCAAGCTCTTGCTGTAAAGCATGAAAATCTCTTCGTGCACGCTTGCCTTGCGGGGGAGAAACTTCAAATCTACGATCCCAGGCACAATGCCAGCTGGACGCTTCTCCCTGAAGAGTGGTGGAGAGAGACGCCCCTCCCACCTGGAGCGGTTTGCGAGATGCGTTATGAACCACCAGAGACAGGACAATGGCTTTGTAATTGCCGGGATAAAGAAGGGAAGAAATAGTTGCGTCAATGATGCGGCAATTGATGCGACGTTCCCAAAGGCTATGAATGGCAATGGAAAGAGAAAGCAAAAAAGACAGAATGCTGAGTATGATCGAAATGGGTTGATACATAAAAACATCCTTTCATTTGGAGGTGGGGGCATATGGATCTGAAAGAATTGCGAAAAAGCGCCAATATGACGCAGAAGGAGGTAGCGAAGAAGGTAGCGATACGACGCGCTTCTTATGCGAATATTGAGAATGGGAGCCGCAAACCATCTGTGAAAGTTGCAAAGCGGGTAGCGAAAGTTTTGGGCTTTGAGTGGACCCAATTCTATGAATAAGTGAAGATCGTGGAAGGGGTGACAAGATGCGGAAAAGCGTTATACGAATCAAAAATCAGCTGTTGACGCCGCCCTATTACATAGAGCTGGTGGAGGCGAATGAAAGGTGATGCACCTTTGACAAAAGGTGCATCACGGGATGGAGAAAGGTTGGTGCTCATAAAGAACTCCTTTCAAAAGGACGGTGAAGTATGAAACGGTTGAGATGGATTAAGGCATATCTATTATATAAATTCTGGCAGAATATTGAAAAATCCTGCCGAAGGATGGCGGTTTGGTGCGAGGAATGGAAGCGAAGGCGCAGTATGTGGTGATAGGTGAACTTTGAGGAGGATAGTGATGATGGGTAAGGCTTTGGAAACTTTGGAAATGGGCATGGAGCTGGTACTGGAAGAAATGAAGGCGGCAAAGGACATAAACGACTTTGTGGGGCTGGGCGGCTTGCTCAGCGCACTGGGCGACGCAGCGGCGAACCTGGGGAAGAACGAGCAGGAAGTGGAAGGCGTAAAACAGCTGAATAATATGCTTTCCATGCTGAAGTAAGCAAACTGGACAGGCGGCATTGAATAGGATTAAACGGAGGTGAACGCGGTGGCATTGGTAGCCGTGTATACCCACGAGAACTGCCCGGGGATCCCTGAGGGGGCGCGGGCAGAGGTATGGGACGATGACCTGGAACCGGATCAGAAGGCGGCATGGGCGCGGGCGCGGGCCGTGGCCGCCGGCATCTACTGGAAGCACAAAAGAGAGGAGTTAGCAAAGAATGGACAGGTATGAAGTGGTGATCAAGGACACCCAGGAGGGCAAGGAGGAAGTATATGCAGGCGAAAGCGTTATTCTGCTGACGGTGGACGGGAAGGGCAATATGCAGCTGATCGACAGGCAGGCGCACATGGCCATGCGTATTGCGGCCCTGTGCGAGAACGAGGACTGGAAGGAGGCCCGGAGGCTTGCGGAAATCTATGAAGAACACAAGCGCAAAGAGGCGCTGAAAGCAAAGATCAAGCGGGCCTTTGGCTTTGGCGGTGATGGGCAGTGAGGGAGGATACAAGCTGCTGCTATCAGTGCCAGAAGCGCAAGCTATATTGCCGGAGGGACTGCGAGGCCTGGGCAGCCCATGAGGCAGCCAAACAGAAGCGGTATCAAGAAAAGGAAGCCCGGAGAGCTGAAAAACCGAAGCTCATGCGGCAGGAACGGAACGAAAAGTTCCGGATAAAGGAGTTTAAAACCAAGGGGAAAACCAGATAAGCCCGGGGAACCGGGCGCATGGGGGCCAGCGGTTGGGCATGGCCGGGTTCGAGGCCCGGGGCTCTCACCATTGAACGAAAATCAAATAAGGAGTGGGTATCATGGCACAGGAGCGTTACATGGAGGCTTTGGACAAGCTGCGGGATGAGATGGCCAAGGAAGCAAAGAATCCGGGGATCCAGTACCTGGGGCAGTGGCTGACCGGGGAGCTGGAAAAGAACGCGGGCGCAGCAGAGAAGATCCTGCAGGAGGGCAAGACGCTTAAGGGCGCCTTTGAGGCCATCCGCAAGTATGCGGAGAAGATAAGAACCGGGAACTTTGCCTTTGTGGAGCCGGAAAAGGGGATCGAGCTGGCGGCGGACTATTACGGCCTGGGAAAACAAGAATCCCAAGCGCTTGGGAAAGTGGCCGACGACGCTTTGGACCTGGATGCGCTGCTGGGGGGCCTGTGAGATGACCTTTGAGGAAGCGATGGCCCATGCGGGCTACCACAGCATTTGTGAGGTGGAGGACCGGGCCAAACAGATGATGCCCCATTACCTCTTCATGGAGGGGGACGAAAAGCACCGGGAGGGATTTTGCACCGCCTGCGAAAAATGGGTGGACTGCTCCAAGGAGGCCATGAAGGGCCAGCCGGTGTGGGTGCAGCAGGATCCATATCTGGAGGACTGCGACGATGAGCCGGAATTCATACCCAACCGGGCCAACTATTACGAAGTGGATTTCCAGCGCCATTGTACGGGCCGGGCCATGCATAACGCCACGGGCTACTGCCCCCAATGCGGGGAGAGGGTGACCTTTAAGCATGCGGGCCGGGGATACAGAACCCTGCAGGACAGGCGGTTTCTGATTCGGTGGCACAAGAGCCGACAGGACAAGCATACCCTGGTGTGCCTGGGGTATGACGTGGTGATCCCCTGGCGGGGGCTGGATCTGTATCACCCGGAAGTGCCCATCAGCGCAACGCTCAGAGAGATCTGCGTGATCCCCTGGGGGAAGCGGGGGGAGCGGTTTATATACGAGGTCAAGTGGTGCGGCGTGGGCGGCTATGACTGGACATGGCAAAAGCGCAGCCAGATCCGCAGCGGGTGGAGGCCGGGGGCCACCATGTTTGGAGCCGGCCCGGGAGTGATCCTTGACAACAGGAGATTTATGGAGGCCATCAGCCAAACACCCTGGGAAAAGGTGCTGGAAAGCCGGGAACTGTGGCATTCAGAGGCGGCGGACTGGCGGGACCGGATAGAGCTGATGAGCCGGGTGAGCCGCCTGCCCTGCCTGGAATACATGGTGAAGCTGGGTTTTGACCAGCTGGCACGGGAGCTGATTGACAGGCGGTGCGGAAATCTTGTGAACCCCAGGGGCAAAACGGCCAAGGCAGTGTTGAAGCTGACCGACGATGAATGGGGCGAGGTAAAGGGCAAGCATCTGAATGTGACGAAAAATGTCCTGGAATTAAGGAAGCTGTGCCGGGAGCGGCACATACGCCTGAACATGGAGGCCCTATGCTGGATGGGCGAATACCACACCTTTATAGTAACCCAAGACATACTGGGCATGGAGGACGTGGACCTGGCCAAGGGGGTTAAATACTGCATGCGCAGGAAGGTTTACCTCTACGAGTGGCGGGATCAATTGCGGATGATGATCGAACTGGGGATGGACATACGGGATCAGGAATGGCTGTACCCCAAGGATTTCAGAAGAAGCCACGGCATCCTGGCAGAGCGGGTGAACGTGATACGCTGGGAACGAATGGAGAAAGCTGAAAACCAGCGGCAGCAGGAAAACAACCGGCTCATTACCCAAAGGCTGGAAGGCGGGGAGCTGGACGAATACTTCTTTTCCGCCCGGGGGCTGGTGCTGCGGCCCATGCTAAGCGCCGGGGAGATCATCAAAGAAGGCAGCGCCCAGAACCATTGTGTGGGCGGGTATGTGAACACCTACGCAAAGGGCAACGACGTTTTGTGCGTATTGCGGTATGAGGACAAGCCCACCGTGCCCCTGTATACCGTGGAGTTTGGGAAGGACGGCAGGCTGGTGCAGTGCCGGGCCTACAGGAACCAGGAGGGGCCCATTAGCCGCGAGGAGCGGGAGGCCTTTTGGAAACTGCATGACATGATGCGAAAGGACCTGCGGGCGCAGAAAGCCCGTGAAGCGAAAAGGAGGAAGAGCGCGTGAGCGAGATGACCATTATCCGGGAAGCGGCGGTGATCGCCCGGGAGATCAACGAGATCAAGCAAGAGGTTAAGGCCACGGTGGTGCAGGGAGCCATTGCCATTGGCCGCAAGCTGCAGGAAGCAAAAAGCATTGTGCCCTACGGGGAGTGGGGCGCATGGCTGGAGGAGAACGTGGCCTATTCTGCCTCGACCGCCCAGAACCTGATGCGGATCGCCGACGAGTACGGACGGAAAGAATCACAAGCGCTTGGGGATATCTCCTACACCCAGGCGGTGGCCCTTTTGCAATTGCCCTATGACGAGCGGGAAAAATTTGTGGAAGAGCACGACATGGAGACCATTTCCACCCGGGAGATGCAGCAGGAGATTAAGCGGCTCAATGAGGAGCGGGAGAAGCTGCAACTGACCATTGATGAGCTTTTGCAAAGGCCGGAGCCTGAACCCCAGCCCCAGGAGGATATGAAGGAGCTTAAGCAACTGCTGGCTGATGCCGTTAATGAAAAGAAGGCCATGAGCCGGGATGTGGACACGGCCAAGGCGGCCTACCAGGCGGAAAAGATGGCCAAGGAAAAGGCCCAGAAGGAGCGGGAGGAAGCAAAGGGCCAGGTGAAAAAGCTGACCCAGGACCTGGCGGACGCCAAGGCCCAGGCCGCCAAGGTGGAAAGGGTGGAGGTGATCCCTGAGGCGGTGGAAAAGGAGCTTTTGCAGCTGAGGCAGCAGGCGGCCCGATCAGGGGACGAGGTGGAGCTGCGGGGCCTTTACGGCCGATTCCGTGACGAGTTTGACCGGCTCATGCAGAAGCTGGACGCCATGGAGGCTGCCGGCCAAAGGGAAGTGGCGGCTAAGTACCGGGCGGCCTTCTTAAAGGGCACCCAGGCCATGGCGGAAAGGATGAGGGGATGAAACTGAGCGGCCGGTAGGCCGCCACATGGGCACGTAGCATAGGGGAAGTGCAGCGGTCTCATAAACCGTAAGGGCCCGGTTCGAACCCGGGCGTGCCCACCAATCCCGGTTAAGCCATGAGGCCGGGATAACCTCTTATGAAGGGCTATAAGCCCAGCCCGCTCCTCTCTCCGGGGAGGGGGCTGCCGCCTGCGGATGCATCGTTTGACAGGGAGTAGGCATGGCGATGCAAACGTACAAGGCGGCATATGGCACGCGGCGCACAGTGCGCGGCGGGTGATGCGGCCCCGCAAGGGCCCGGTGCGATACCGGGGCCTGCCACAAGCAAGGAGAAACAGACAAAGGAGGCATGGATATGGAATGGATCGTGGTTCTGTTGGCCGGAGGGGCCATTGGTATTTGGCATGAGCGGGATAAGGCCCGGGCGGCCCGCAAGGCTTTTCGGGACGGAGAGGCCTTTGCTCGCAAGCGTCAGCAGACGTATCGGGTGTACGCCTCCAAGCCCCGGGAGGCTATTCCGGTGCCGGGGTATGAAACCGGGCGGGTGGTGCCCAGCTATATCCGCAAGGCGATGATCAACGAGATTGCCACGAAAGCCGTAACCGTAGGCCGTGCAGCGGGGAGGGTACAGTGATGATTGAGTGCAAATTGACCGGGCGGGTGACCTGCCTGGTGGAAAAGGTGCCGGAGGTCACGGGGCTGATGTGCGCCCGATACTATGTGAAGACGGATCCGGAGGCGGGGCGAGGGCCGGAGTATGTGAAGGTAATCGCCCGGCAGGGCCAGGCCTATTGGGCGCTGGAAAACCTGAAACCGGGTATGCGGGTACGTTTGAAGGGGAAGTGCCGGGCGATGCTCTCCACGCTGGTGGTGGAGCAAACAAGCGGAAGGATAGTGAAAGATGGCTGAAAAGTATTTGAAAAGGATCCGGGCGCTGGAAGCGGCTCTGGGGATCATGGAGGCCATGGAGCGGATGCTGAGCACAAACTTTACACTTTTAACGCCCCGGATGGGCATGGAACCGGTGTGGGATTACCTGGAGGAGATGCGCAGGGCCCTGCAGGAGATGATGCAGGAAAACCGGGCGCTTTTAAACGAAGGGCAGAGGAGGCACGTGCGGGAAGATGTATAAGTTTCTATCGATCAGGAAGCTGTCCAAAATGCTGGACAATGCGGGGATCCCGCACCAATTGGAAGGATACCAGGGCGGTTTTGTGCTGGCCTATCCAAGCTTTGACCCCAAAGAAATGGTGTGTTCGGTGGCGCAGCATATGCGCAGCTACGGCGGGACCTATGAGCTGCTGGAAATGAAAGGGCTGTTGACGGCGAAAGAGCGCAAGACGGACGAGGTGTTGGGATACTTGGAAGTGAAAGAGGTCTACGACCGGATTTTGAAGCACTGGAAGGAGCAAACGCATGAACCTGAATAAAATCAAGCGGCTATGCCTGGGGGAGGGAAAGTGCCTGATCGTGGAGGACAGGCATGGGGGCCAGTGGATCGGGGTGGAGGATGCGCTGTATCCGGTCACCGGGCTGCGGCTGGACGAGCAAAGCCTGAAAATCATCTGGCAGCTGACGGACAAGCAGGCCAATGAAATGGAATTTGAGGCGCGGAGCGACCTGGAAGGATTCCTGGACGTGGGGATGGTGCTGGACGAAGGACAGGCCCAGGTGATGGACAAGGCCATTATTAACCATATGCACTTTATGGGCCCGGAAATGGACGAAGGCCGGGTGCTGATGGTCAGGGAGGATTACCTGGAACCTGCCTGGGTGAAGGGCGAGTGGACGCGGTATCAGCTGAAAGAGACCCAATGTGGGTCTGTGCTGGCAATGTATTGCGGGCTGATGGTGTCCGGGGTGGTGAAGCCGGCAGGGGAGAAGGAAGCCCAGGGGATGCAGGATCAACTGGCAAGGCTGGCAGGGAAGGCGCTGGTGGATGTGGGCGAAGCTCAAGTGTGGTAGAAAATGGAATTTTAAGAACTGACGACCCGGGGGGCGAAAAGCTCCCCGGGAATATGCTATCAATTTATATAAGGCGGGCGGAGCCCGCAAAAAAGGCTCGTATGGCGTATTAACAAAGCGACCACCGGGGGCGTTCCCTGGTGGGAGGGAAAAAGAAAAAGGAATCGGAAAGGAAACGGGAGAAAGCTGCTGCCAAACCGCAGGGGAGAGGAGGGTACGGGAGGGGCAGGGGCCGAAGCCCCTCCCCTCCCGGGAGCGCATGAAGAATCCATGGGAAGTGCTGTTCATGGCAGACGAAGGCCCCCTGCGGATGGACGGGGTGAAGGGAATCCGAACCAAGACGATCAAGGCCGGGGATATGCTGGAAGTGGAAATCTACCCCATCTGGAATACGCAGGGTTTGATCGGTGCAAGAGCGGCGCGAAAAAACGTAACGACAAAATTTCAGGCAGAGATTAACTACAGAAATGCCTGGAAAAAGCTGAACCGATTTTTGAACGCGAACTTCACGCGCAAGGACTATCACATCACGCTGACCTATAAGGGCAAGGCTCCTAACCATGAAGAAGCCAAGCGGGATATGCAGAACTTTATTCGCCGGGTGAAGCGGCTGCGGAAGAAAGCCGGATTGCCTGAGCTTAAATATATCTATGTGCTGGAATGGGAGGACGACCCGGAAAAACAGCAAAAGAGGATCCACCTGCACGTGGTAATGAACGGCGGGCTGGATCGCGCCGCCGTTGAGGAATGCTGGGCGAAGGGCTGGGCCAACGCTGACCGGCTGCAGCCCGGGGACGAAGGTCTGAATCAGCTGGCGAAGTATTTAACCAAGAGCCCGAAGGGGGCTAAACGGTGGAGCGGGAGCCGAAACCTGAAAAAGCCGGTGGAGTTGGTGAGTGATCACAAGATCAGCCGGCGGCGGGCGCTGGCAGCGGCGCGGGCGCTGGACACGGACGGCAAAGCCATTTTGGAAAAGGTGTACCCGGGCTATCAGTTTGTGCAGCTGAGGGCCTTTTATCCCTCCATGGAGTGCGTGGACGGGGTGTATCTGTACGGGATCATGAAAAAGCGAGAGGAGCGAAGTACGGCAGGACGGAAGAAAGGCAGGTGTGCTTAATGGCGAATCTGGGTAAGGAAGCGTTTACGGCCAGCGTATTGTGTCCATTTTACCGGGATCATTACGCGGGAAAGGACTACTCGGGGAAAAAGACAGAGGCGAAAGAAGAGCTCAAAAGGGAAAGTCTCTTGTATGTGAAGTGCGAGGGATTTGCCTCGGGGAGCTTTGTTAGGCTATGTTTTAAGCAAAAAGAAAAGCTGTTGAGCTACATGGAGCGGGTATGCTGCGGGCCATGGCAGCGGTGCCCCTATGCCCGTGTGGCGGGGGTAAAGTATAAAAAGCGGGAGTAAGGAAAACCTGGGGTAATGAGCAGGGGGGCGAAATTTGCCTCCCTGCTTTTTTATGATGGGAGTGAAAAACGGGCGAAAGGAGGGGCAAGGGTGGGCGCAGACTGGACAAAAATAAAAACTGATTATATCACCACCAAAAAAAGTATGCGGCAATTGGCCCAGGAGCACGGCGTTTCGCTGTCCACGCTGGGGAAAAGAGCCAGCAGGGAAGGCTGGGCCAAACGCCGGGAACACCATGACAACAAGGTGGCGGCGAAAGTGGAGGAGAAGCGGGCGGGTCGAAAGGCTGACAAAATACTGAAACTGCAATTGGCTGCCGACCGGCTGGAGGCGCACATTAACCAGGTGCTGGAGGATGAGGAACAGTTTCACCGACACCTGGTGAACTTCGGCACAAAAGAAGTGCAGCACAAGAAGGCGGACACCAAGGCCATACGGGATATGGTGGCGGCGGTGAAGGATTTGACGGAAGTCATGCGGGACGTATACGGGATCCCCAATATGGAGGCCAAGCATGGCATGAAGATGGCCAGGGAAAAGCTGAAATTGGAAAAGGCCCGGGCAGCTATGGGCATGGTGGCGGACGAGGAAACGGGCGTTTTGATGCTCTCACCGGTGATGGAGCCGCAGGAGCCAGAGGAGGAAGCAAATGCCTAAGGTAGTGTGGAGCCCGCAGCCCAAGCAGGCGGCCTTTATGGCCCGGTGGGAGCCGGAAGCGCTCTACGGCGGCGCGGCAGGTGGAGGCAAGAGCGAGGCGCTGGTGCTGGAAGCCCTCAGACAGGCGCACATCCCCTGGTATCGGGCGCTGATCCTGCGCAAGACGTACAAGCAGCTCAATGAGTTGATCGATAAAAGCTATAAATATTATCCAAGGATATTTCCGGGAGCCAGGTATAACGGCACAGAGCATTGCTGGCGGTTTCCGTCGGGAGCGAAGATCTATTTCGGCGGGATGCAGTACGCCAAAGACAAGTACAACTATCAGGGTCAGCAGTATGACTATATCGCCTTTGATGAGCTGACGCATTTTACCTGGGATGAGTATAACTACCTGATGAGCCGCAACAGATCATCGGGCCCGGGGATGCGGACTTATATGCGGGCGACGGCCAACCCGGGAGGTGTTGGCCATGGCTGGGTAAAGAGCCGGTTCATCACGGCGGCCAAGCCCATGCAGACCATATGGCAGGAGCTGGAATACAAGGACGAAAAGGGAGAAACGCAGCGTGTAAAGCGCAGCCGGGTGTTTGTGCCGGCCAAAGTGTACGACAACCCGATACTGCTCAAAAACAGCCCGGACTATCTGCCCAACCTGGCCTCAATGCCGGACGCCCAACGGCGGGCGCTGCTGGACGGAGACTGGGACACTTTTTCAGGCCAGGTGTTTATGGAATGGCGCAACGACCCGGATCACTACGAGGATCAGAAATGGACCCACGTCATCAAGCCCTTTGAGATACCCCGGCACTGGCAGATATTGAGGGGTCTTGACTGGGGCTATACCAAGCCGTTTTCGGTGATGTGGTACGCGGTGGACGAGACGGGCCGGATGTACGGGATTCATGAACTGTACGGCTGGACGGGCACACCGGATGAGGGTGTGAAGATGAACCCGGACGAGGTGGCGGCCAGGATACGGCAGATAGAGCGGGAGGATGAGAACCTGCGGGGCCGCAAGATACGCGGCATAGCGGACGCTGCCATCAAGAGCCAGGACGGGCGGGAAGATATCCTGAGCCTGTTTGAAAGGGCGGGTGTTTTCTGGGATCTGTCAAAGAAAGACCGACTAAACGGCAAAATGCAGTGTCATTACCGGCTGGCCTTTGATGACAGGGGGCTGCCTCAGTTTCAGGTGTTTGATACCTGTGTGAACTTTATACGGACGATTCCGGAACTGGTGTACGACCCCATGCACGTGGAGGACGTTGACACCAAACAGGAGGATCACATTTACGACCAGTGGCGGTATGTGATGATGGAGCGGCCCATCAGCCAGCGGGCCAGCGTAAAACCACCTGTGATACTGGAAGACCCGCTGGAATTGCACAAGAAAAACCGGCCCAAGCCGGTATTTTACAGACTGTGAGGTGTACGAGATGGCAAACAAAAAGAAAAAGGCGCCGACAACCGGGCAGGAACCAAAGCCAAAGGCGGCAAGGGCGAAAATGCCAGAAATAGAGCAGCCACGGCAGGGCCAGAAGATCGGCGTGGAGGATGTGCGCCGGGCCATGACCCTTTTGAAAAAGTACAAGGACGGCAAAGCGCTGCTGGAAAACAGGGCGGTGGAAAATGACCAGTGGTGGCGGCTTAGGCACTGGTCCGTGATGGACACAAAGAAGAATGACAGCCGTTTTGAGAGTGCCTGGCTGTTTAACATGCTGCTTAACAAGCACGCGGACGCCATGGATAACTATCCCGAGCCGGTAATCCTGCCCAGGGAAGCGCGGGACAAAGAGGACGCCCAGGAGCTGTCGGAAGTGGTGCCGGTGGTGCTGGAAAACTGCGGCATGGAGGAGGTCTATGACGCGGCCT